AGAGCCAATCAGTTTAAGGTAACAATGCCTTTTCCTGGTTACGCACAAGTTGGTGGCGAAATAGAAGACCTTGCTTTTTTATGTAGAGCAACAACAATACCTTCAATGGAAATAGCAACAATAGCTGTACCATTTAGAGGTAGATCAGTTAAGATTGCTGGCGATAGAACAATCCCAGACTGGTCGGTGACTGTTTATAATGATACAAATTTCAAAATCAGAAATGCTTTTGAAAGATGGCAGAATGGTATTAACAATATGACAGACAATGAGGGTTTAACTAATCCTGTTGACTATCAAGTTGATGCATTCCTAGATCATTTAGACAGAAATGGTAATACTGTTAAGTCATACACTTTAAGAGGTGTATATCCACAAGTAATCGCTCCAATACCACTAGACTATGAAGAAGCTGGTGCTATTGAGCAGTTTGAGGTGACTTTAGCTTACCAATACTTTGAAACAAACACAACTACTTAATATTAATGAGGGTGGCCTGGTCTCCAGGCCATCTTCCTAAAACTATTATAAGTAGTAGTAGATAAAACAAAGGAAATTAAATTATGGCTGAATTATTTGGATTTAGTATTACGAGAGCTCGTAAGCAGGCTGATCCTAAACAAAGCTTCACAACAACTCAAGCAGATGATGGTACACAAACTATTGCTGCCGGTGGTTATTTTGGGCAGTACCTTGATATGGAAGGTACGGCAAAGAGTGAGGCGGATCTAATACGAAGATATAGAGAAGTAGCGTTACACCCCGAATGTGACATGGCGATAGAGGATATCGTTAATGAGGCAATCGTGGCTAACGAATTAAAAGACGCTGTAAGAGTAAACATAACAGATTTACCTTACGGAAAAGATGTTAGAAGAAAAATAGAAAACGAATTTAAAGAAGTGTTAAAACTTCTTAACTTTAACACAAAAGGCCACGACATCTTTAGAAGATGGTATGTAGATGGCCGTATTTACTATCACAAGATTATAGACAGAAATAGTCCTGTAAAAGGAATTACAGAGTTAAAGTATATTGATCCTCGTAAAATCAAAAAGATTAGAGAGATCAGAAAGAAAAGACCAGACGGACCTGTACCACATGGTTTATCAGTTGTTGATGAATATGTTGAATACTATGTGTTCAATGAAAAAGGTGTATCTGGTTCTACTTCAGGTGCTGGTATAAAAATCGCTCCTGATACAATAGCATTTTGTCCATCAGGAATGATTGACCAAAATAAAAACATTGTTTTATCTTACTTACACAAGGCAATTAAGCCTGTTAATCAATTAAGAATGATTGAAGACGCTACAGTAATTTACAGAATTGCTAGAGCACCTGAAAGAAGAATATTTAAGATTGATGTAGGTAATTTACCAAAAGTAAAAGCTGAACAATACTTACGAGATGTTATGGCAAGATACAGAAACAAACTTGTATATGACGCTCAAACAGGTGAAATCAGAGATGATAGAAACTATATGAGTATGTTAGAGGACTTTTGGTTACCAAGTAGAGAAGGTGGTAGAGGTACAGATATTACTACACTACCAGGCGGACAAAACCTTGGAGAAATTTCTGATATAGAATACTTTAGAAGTAAACTATACAGATCACTAAACGTACCAGTAAGTAGATTAGAGTCTTCATCTGGTTTCAATTTAGGCAGAGCTTCAGAAATAACAAGAGATGAATTAAAATTTACTAAATTTGTTCAAAGATTAAGAAAGAAATTTACTGAATTATTTAATGACTTGTTAAGAACCCAATTAATACTAAAAGGTATTATTAACGAAGACGATTGGTATACTGTAAGAGATATTTTACAATATGACTTTTTACAAGATGGCCATTTTGCTGAGTTAAAACACACAGAAATGCTAAGAGAAAGATTAGCATTAGCAAATGAGATGAGAGATTACGTTGGTAAATACTTTAGCGTTGAGTATATTAGAAAGAGTATTCTAAAACAAAACGAAAGAGAAATAGAAGACATGAATAAACAAATCAAAAAAGAAATTGATGACGGTATAATTGCCAGTCCAACAGCTCAAAACTCAGACCAAGAGATATAATAGGAGAAATGAATAATGAGTGAAGAAATAAACAACAATACAACAAACTTTGTAGATCAATTACAAAAAGGTAATAGTGTAGAAGCTGGTGAAGCTTTTAAAGACGCTTTAAGAGATAAAGTTGCCTCACAATTAGACGCTGCTAGAAAAGATATTGCTAGTAACATGTTTAATCCGGCAGACCCTATAGCGGCTGAACACAGCGACCCTAAACCAGAAGTAGCTGATCCAGGAACTTTTAATAAAGATGGAAGCGTTTCGCCAACTACCGATTTAGGTAAAGATGGTGAAGCAGAAATTGATTTGACACCAGCAGATAACGGAACACCCGACACAATGGTAGGAGTAGATGTAAATGCAGGTCAGTCAGATAGTTAAAGAAAATTTAACAATTGACTCTCAGTCATATAAGGATTTAAGTCCTGTTATGAAAGAGGCAGTGAGTGATGTTTTTAAGTTGATTGAAAAATCAACAGGTGATATTATAAAAAATTTTGAAGGTGCTGTTGATAAAGTAAGTCAACATCACAATATTAATATCATAGAATTAAACAATTACTTTGATAAAGAAATCAAAGAACAATTAGAAGGAAAATAAAATGGCATACCAAGGCTCAATGAAAGTTAAAGGCAGTTCAACAACTGCTGGCAGCTCTATCACAGCAAGTAATTTTGGCAGAGCACACTTTGTAAGAGTACAAACACAAGCTGCTTCAAACACGATTACTGTAAAAGAATCTTCTACCGTTATTGGTACGGTGATTTTGATAACTGCTGGTGATAGTATAATAATTGAAAAAGAAGAATCTCATACTATACAAACTTCAGGTAACGCTGTAGGTTCAGCAGTATCTTCAACTAGATAATGACTATTACGGCAACTAAATTAGTAGATGATAATTTTAAGATTATCGTAAATGCTAATGGCGTTGCTGATGACACAGATCAAACACTTGTTGACGTTGTAAATTCAAATAACGCTTCAAGTCAACCAAAAGTTTCAATAGCTCATATTGCTTATGAAATTTTAGGTACAGGTGATGTAACTGTATTTTTTAAAGGTGATACATCAAAGAAAGTAGTAATCAATGGTAGAGGCAACTATGGTTTAAAACCAGATGAAGCCAAAATTAAAGATACTATAGGAGACATTTTACTAACAAGTGATTCTAATGTAACAAAATATAATGTTGTTATAGAGGCACACAAAGAAACAGGATATACAAATGGCTGATACAGTAACTACACAAACAATAGCTGATACTTCAGGTGTAAAGTTTGTAACAAAATTAACTAATTTGTCAGACGGTACAGGTGAAACTTTAGTTAAAAAAGTTGACGCCTCTGAAACTACATTTATGACCGAAGACGGTAATAGAAAAATTAGTAAGCTATGGTTTTCAGTAAACACAGCAAATTCTAAATCATCCGTAGAATTACTATTTGACGGTACAACAAACGCTACTGCTGTTATGTTAAATGGTACAGGACACTTTGATTTTAGACCAGCTGGAGATGAAATACCTAACAATGCCGGTACACCAACTGGTGATATATTATTAAGTACAAACAACTTTGCAAGTGGTGATAATTACACAATAATTGTAGAGTTTAGGTAAGAAACCTTATAAATATATAAAGAGAGAGAATTTATGAAACTTATTTCCGAGCAAATAAACAATGCCGAATATCTTGTAGAAGAAAAAAACGGTAAAAAAGAATACAAAATCAGAGGTGTATTTTTACAGTCTGAAATCAAAAATAGAAATGGAAGAGTCTATCCTAGAGAAATCTTGGCTAGAGAAGTGAATCGATATACAAAAGAATTTATCAATAAAAACAGAGCATTTGGAGAATTAGGACATCCTGACGGACCAACTGTAAACTTAGAAAGAGTTTGCCACATGGTTAAGTCATTGACACCAGATGGTAAAGATTTTATTGGTGAGGCAAAAATTATGGATACTCCGTATGGTAAGATTGTAAAAGGTCTTATAGATGAGGGCGCTCAATTGGGTGTTTCAAGTCGTGGTATGGGATCCTTAATACAAAGAAATGGTGTAAACTATGTAAAAGATGATTTTTACTTAGCTACAGCCGCTGATATTGTAGCAGATCCCTCTGCTCCGGACGCTTTCGTTGAAGGCATAATGGAATCTAAAGAGTGGGTATGGGACAATGGTGTTCTGAAAGAAAAAGACATAGAATCTTGGAAAAAACAAGTTAGAGAGGCCAGACAAAGGTCACTTGAAGAAGCTAAGTTAAAAGTCTTTCAATCATTTCTTACAAAACTGTAATTTTATAAATATACTTACAAAGAAAATTTATAAACGTTTATAAACTTAAAATCAAGGAGATTTTCAATGGCCGAAACTAAAAAACTTGAGGCGATGGAACAAGAAGCCGTATTAGAAGCTAACGCTGCTAATCCACAGGCTGATGCTCCAAAAAAGAATGCTGTAGCGGCTGAGCCTTCTCCACTATCTAATAGTGC